AATGGCAACTGAAAAAAATCCATACGATAAAATACCGGAAGAATTATCTAATATAGTTCCTATGGTTCCAGAGACAGATGTCGATGCTACCTTTGAAGTTGATACTGATGGTGGGCTTATTGTAGATTTCTCAGAACAGGAAGAAGCTCTGATGGAGCCTTCAGAAGAAATTGCCGAATGGTATGGCGATCTCTGTGAAACTATAGACGAACAAGATCTTTTTGATATTGCCCTGGATGTCATTGAAAATTATCAAGCTGACAAGGATTCCAGAGGTGAATGGGAATCTATGTTTGAAAGAGGCTTTGATTTACTAGGACTCAAGCTTGAGCCTGGAACAGAACCTTTTGAGGGGGCTTGCACAGCAGTCCATCCTCTTCTCATAGAGTCGGCTGTTAAGTTCCAGTCCAAGGCATCTCAAGAACTGTTCCCCTCTTCAGGTCCAGTAAAAGCCAATATTCTTGGCAAGGCAACTCCTGAGAAAGAACTCCAGGCTAATCGTGTTCAGAACTTTATGAACTATCAGGTTACTGAACAGATGCCGGAATACTTTGATGAGTTTGAAAGAATGCTGTTCCATCTTCCCCTGATTGGATCTGCCTTCAAGAAAGTTTACTATAACTCCACACTTAAAAGACCAATGTCGGAGTTTATTTCGATTGACCAGTTCTATGTATCTTATTATGCAACTGATCTGAGAAATGCCGATAGATACACACATGTTATTTATCGTAGTCCGGTTGAACTGGAAAAAGATATTCAGGCAGGTGTTTACAAAGATGTAACTCTTCCTGAACCAAATCAAACAAATATTACTTCCTTTACAGAGAAGATGGATACGATTCTTGGCTTGTCTCCCTCTTCAGATAAAGATCCTCAATATGTTCTTCTTGAACAACACTGTTATTTAGATATTGAAGGTAACGACCAGTCATTACCTTATATTGTTACAGTTGAAGAAACAAGTCGAACTGTATTGAGTATTCGTAGAAACTACGAACAAAATGATTCCAATATGGAAAAAAGAAGCCATTTTGTTCATTACAGGTTTGTTCCTGGTTTTGGTTTCTACGGCCTAGGCTTGATTCATTTCCTTGGTAATCTCACCATGAGTGCAACAGCAGCCATGCGGTCCCTCATTGACGCTGGTCAGTTTGCTAATTTACCAGGAGGTTTCAAGGCCAGGGGTGTGAGAATGGTTGGTGATAACGAACCTATCTCCCCCGGTGAGTTCAAGGAGGTTGAAGCAACTGGTATGGATTTATCAAAGGCTATTGTTCCTCTCCCCTACAAAGAGCCTTCCTCAACTCTATATCAAATGCTCCAATTCGTAGCTGCTGCTGGTCAGAAGTTTGCGGATAGCACAGAGCAGGTTATCTCTGATGCTGCCTCCTATGGACCTGTAGGAACAACAATGGCTCTCCTAGAAGCCAGTAGTAAGTTCTTCACAGCAATTCACAAGCGGGTACACAAATCACAGAAGGATGAATTTAGGATTCTTGCCAAGATTAATTATGATTATCTTCCCAACGAATATCCCTATGACGTTCCTTTTGAAGACAGAAGTATATTCAAGAGTGATTTTGATGGTCGAATAGATATTATTCCTGTCTCTGATCCAAACATTCCCAGCAATGCCCACCGCATGATGATGGCTAACATGGCATTGCAGATGGCACAGCAATCACCTCCAGGCATGTTTAACATGGAAGCACTAAACAGAACAATTCTTCATGCAGCCAATATGCCTAATCTTGAAGAGATACTACCTCCCAAGATTGAACCAAAGCCACTTGATCCTGTCTCTGATATTATGGCGGCAACCAAGGGAATACCCATTGCGGCTTTCCCAGGACAGAACCATGATGCTCATATTCAGGTAAAGATGTCCTATCTGCAAGATCCTGCCAATGGTGCCAATCCTGTCATGCAAAGAATACAACCGATATTACAAGCTAATATTCAAGAGCATTCGGTACTCAAGTACCAGGAACAGATGAATGGAGTAACAGAACAGTTAATGGGTCAGATACCACCGGAACAGGCACAAGATCCTGCTGTCATAGAAATGATAATGGGGCAAGCAGCCCAGCAGGTTATGAATGCAAATCAGGCAATGGGACAGGCACAATCTCCAGAACAGCAGCTTGTCTCTCTTGAACAGGCCAAGGTGGAACTTCAGAAACAGAAACTACAGTCTGATACTATGGTTCAGGCAGCAGAAATGGAGTTAAAGAATAAGAAACTAGAGCTAGATGAGAATGAACAGATCATAGATATTCTGAAAACAAGTGCTGCCGATAACTCCAAACAAGAGAAGGCTGATAAAGACAGAGATTCTAAAAAAGAACTCAAGGTTATGGAATTAAGGACAGATGTAGGAATTGAAGAAAAGAAACTAGCAGTTGAACGAGAAAGAATTTTAAAAGATCTGGTAGATAAAATCCAGAAGAATGAAACTGATCTTGATACAAAGGGTCTAGATGCTCTTGTCAAGATGGCAATTGAACAATCTAAGAAGGAGACTGAAAATGGCAACAATGAAGAAGGGTAAAGGTTATCTTGACCATGTAAAACCTTCTGGGAAATCTTTTGGAGATCCGTTTAAAGGTGATACCATAGGTCAATGGGAAACCACATCTTCCCTGAATGAGTGGGATAAAGGTAAGTGGGATTTTCCAAAACCTAAGAAGGGTAAGAAAACTTAACCAATGGAAATTTGGGATGAAGTTATCATTGAGTTCAATACGGAAATTGACAAATTAAGAGTAATGTTAGGAAATGGGGGTGCAGAAGATTACCCGCATTATCGGCAAATGGTAGGATCAATACAAGGTCTGGATTGGGCCAGAACTAATATTACTGACATTATTAAAAAAAGAACATATTCAGATGATGAGGAGTAAGAATGCAACAAGTAGAAATGGGCAAAGCCATTAAAAACGATTTATGGATTAGTGACCCAAAAGAAATAGAAGACCCAGAAGTACTGCCTGAATTACCAGGCTTTAATGTTTTAGTACGTCCTGTCTCTGTGAAGAGTCAGACCAAGGGTGGTATTCTTCTTCCAGACTCAACCAGAGATGATATGGCTTATCTGACAACTGTTGGAAAAGTTTTAGCTCTGGGTGATCTGGCATATCTTGATAAAGATAAATTTCCTGTTGGTGCTTGGTGTACTGTAGGAGACTATGTATGTTATGGTAAACATGCAGGTACAAAACTGGTCTATAAAGGTGTAAGACTTATTTTACTTTTTGATGATCAGATCACCATGAAGGTGGGAGATCCTAAAGATCTTGACCCAACATTTAATCTTGGGCAAGGATCTAATTAAAAATATTTGTGAAATCTATACTTCTATGGTATAATAGAGTATGCGTTAAATCGTTTGTTTCGTAAACAACGGAGGTAATAATGACTGAAAAAGAAGAGTGGGATGAAATTAAGGCCCCGAATGAAGAGAAAGAAATTGAAATAGAAATAGAAGAAGAAGAAGAAGTAAAAGAAGAAAAGCCGGAAGCACCTGAATTAGAAGGTATTGAAACCAAGGGTGCTGAAAAAAGAATAAGGCAGCTTATTCGGCAAAGAAAAGAACGTGACGAACAAATTTCTACTCTCATTCAAAAAAATGAGGAGTTGTTTCAAACTCTCAGAACAAAAGACAAGGAAGTATCAGATTTTAGTAAACTAACTCTTGATGCTTCTGAAAAACAATTAACTGATAAAATTGATCTTGCCAGAACTGTATATATGGAGGCTTTTGAAGAAGGAGAAAAGGAAAAGCTATTAAAGGCGCAAGAGATGTTGAATGAAGCTCAAACTGATTTAAAGACTATTTCTTCAGCAAAGAAACAATATGAAGAACAGCCAGAGCCGGTTCAACAACCTCAGTATGCTCCTCCTCCTCCCCAACCTACAAGTGATCCTATGGCAGAAGAATGGGCAGCTAAAAATAATTGGTTTGGACAAGATAATGTCAAGACTGCCGCTGCTCTGGCAATTGATGCCGAATTAAAAGGAGAAGGTTATGATCCTACTGAAGAGGGTTTTTATCAGGAAATTGATAATAGATTAAACCAGGCTTTTAATGTTGAAAGTCAGGAACGTGTGCAGGAAAGTTCGTCAACACCTGCTCAAGTAGTATCTGGAGGATCACGTTTACCCCAGTCCAATTCTAATAAAGTTAAACTATCAAAAGAAGATGTTAGGCTTGCACAGAAATGGAATATACCACTTGAACAATATGCTGCTGAAAAGCTGAAGATTACTGATGCTGACGGCAGCTATACAAATATCGGATAAACGTGGAGGATTAAATTATGACACGAAATGAAATACGTAGTAATACTACAAGGGAAGCTACAACAAGAGAAATCGAAGAAGAATATGTCTTTGAGGAGCCAGATGCCCTCACAATACCGGATTCGGTACAAGCAAGATTCGACAATGAAGAAATGTCTTTACGTTGGATACGCATATCTGTAAAAGGCGTGGATGATATCATGAATGTTGGTAAAAAACAACAGGAAGGATGGATATTCGTAACTCCTGATGAAGTACCTGAGATGGCTATTACATCCTTCGTAAGGGAAGAAGGTCGTTATCTTGGAGCAGTCTGTCGTGGAGACTTGGCATTGGCTAAAAAACCAACTGCAAAGGTAAAGGCTAGGCAAAAATTTTATGAGAATAAGGCTAATGAACAGATGGATGCAGTAAATGCACAACTCATGAAAAGTTCTGATTCTCGTATGCCAATTACTAATACAAGTAAATCTGTAACAACAAGAGGTCGGCAACCTTCTTTTCAGGATTAGCCTCCTCTTATAAAATAGGAGTGTAAACTATGTCTACTACTAAAGCATTTCGTGGCTTTACTCCTGCTCGTAAAATTGGTGGTGGTTACAACAATGAAGCGGTAACTGATGTTATTGCTTTGTCGTCTACCGGCCTTACAGGGTCGCCCACCAACAATATTTTTACTGGTGATCCAGTAGTACTTCCTGGTGCTAACTTTGCAACGATATCTCCGTATATCGCTACAACGCTAAAACCTTCAGGAGTATTTATGGGTTGTCAATATGTTGAAAATGGTGAGCAGAAGTTCTCCCGTTGGTGGAACGGAAGTACTAGTGCTACGGATATTAAATTTTTTGTGATTACTGATCCTGATCAGACTTATCACATTCAATGTTCAACTACTGTTTCGGCGGCTGAAATGTTAATCGTAAAGAATTATAATGTTACGGTTAGCTCTACAGCGTCTTCGGGGAATACCACAACGGGTCAGTCTAGTTATTATCTAGATGCTGCATCCGGCGCAGAAAGTGTATTACCAGTGCGTGGTATTGGTCGGGCTAAGTTTCCTGATGAAGGAGATGGAGATGCCTATCCGATTGTCGAAGTATATCTAAATACACACCGTGACCGTTATGTAACGGCTACGGCATCCACGGCTTGATAGGAGGAATTAACTATGGCTATAAATAGAGCTAGTATTAGCAAAGAACTCCTTCCAGGTCTTAATGCGGTATTTGGAATGGAGTATGGAGAGGTCAACAATGAGCTTGATCCTCTTTATGAAATAGAAAACTCAGATCGTGCTTTTGAAGAAGAAGTACTTTTCACCAGTTTTGGTTCCGCCCCAACAAAAGGTGAAGGTGCTGCTGTTTCTTATGACGATGCCCAGGAAAGCTATACAGCCCGTTATACGGCTGAAACTATAGCTCTGGCCTTTGCGGTTACTGAAGAAGCGATGGAAGACAATCTTTATGATACGTTTGCCAAGCTTCGTGCTAAAGGTCTTGCCAGGGCAATGGCAAATACGAAACAAGTGAAAGCTGCAAATACATTCAACAATGGTTTCTCTGATACTATTGGTGATGGTGTAGCCTTCTTTGCCAGTACGCATCCAACTGTAGGTAACGGTAATCAGTCCAACTTAATTGCTGCGTCTGATCTATCAGAATCTACTCTTGAAACCGCTCTTACCAACGTCCAGAAGATCAAAGATGATCGTGGTATTCTGGTTGGTGCGAGTGCAGTTTCCTTGCATATCCCAGTTGATTCTTGGGCAATTGCAGATAGGATTTTATCCAGTCCTGGTAACACCCAAGCTAGTGGTGGTCAGGCTGCGAATCCTAACATTAATGCAATCAATGCTACTCGACATCTGGGTATGTTACCTGAAGGTTATCATATTAATCGTAGATTTACGGATACGACTTCTTGGTTTATGAAGACAGACGTTCCGAATGGCACCAAAATGTTTGTGCGTACTCCGCTACAAACTAAAATGGAGCCGGATTTCGATACTGGTAACTTGCGCTTCAAGGCAAGAGAGCGTTACAGCTTTGGTGTCTCTGATTGGCGTGGTTTCTTTGGAAGCCAAGGTTCGTAGAACTAACTGTGGGGGAGTGGCTATGGTCACTTCCCTGCTATTATAAGGAGAAGATATGACTACAAATGTTAAGGTAGCACAAAACGTAAGTAGTGATGGAGCAATCATAACAGGTTTTCGTTATGTTGATACTAATACCAGTTTAGGAGATGAAGGGACAGGTTCTAGTCCTACTCCCTCAACAACAAGAATTCTTGCTATGCATACCTATTCAACTCTTGCAGGTGAAATTGTTCTTTCAGGATCAAAACAGATTACAAATAGATCAGCTAAAGGAACAGCTATCCGTTATCGTGTGGGAGCATTAGATTCTAATGATCAATATATAGGCGATATGGGAGTAGGTGTTATTGGTGTTGTAAGTGTTGCAACTTCTGGAACAGGTGCAATGGCTCCTACAATTACATTATATTTAGGCTAGTCATGCCTAACTATGCCTATCTAAAAACAGATTTAATCAATACAACAGAAAACGATTCAACTGAGTTTTCTACCCAAGTCTCTGCCTTTGTTAAGAAGACAGAGCTTCGTATGATTAAAGACCTAGATGATACCGGCTTGGATGAATATACAAATATATCTGTATCATCCGGTAATGCCGGAACTGTGTCTTTAGGCGACAGGGTTCGTATTGTTCGCAATGTAAATTATAAAGTAAGCACAGGAACAACCGTAACAAATCTATTACCCAGGACAGTAGAATATGTCAATGACTACTGGCCTGTTAGTGCGTCTACAGGTACGCCAAGGTACTATACCAGAAAAAATAATTCAAGTATAAAGATTGTGCCAACGCCGGTATCGGCATTAACTGTGGAAATTCAATCACAATCCCAACCACTATACCTGTCTTCTGCCACATCTACCAGCATGACAACTCAGAACTATTTTAGTGATTATTGTTATAATGCTCTTTTTGCAGGATGTATGATAGAAGCAACAATGTATATGAAAGATTGGACTACTCTTCCGGTATGGGCGAGTGAGTACCAGAATGCAATACTAAAATTAAACAACCAGGCTAGGAGAACCAGACAAGATGATATGGCAGTAGCTGCCTCTCCTGCTGGTGGTCCTGATACCATAACACAGGGAGCAAGTTAA